AGCGCCTTACAGTTAATCAGCGGCTTCATCGCTGAGACAGCGGCACCGGATGGCCCCCATTTCACTACGGTTCCTGCAGGCAGCATCGCGTATTCTGGCGAAGTTTTATCAGCCATGACTTTCTCTCTCTATGAAGGTGGTAGCGGCTGCTACACGTTGTTTTGAATGCGGTCCCGTATTTCTACCGCGAGGATTCTTAGAACGCGGGATTTGTTGTAATCCAGCGCAGGCCGAATGAAGGCATCGGAAACCTGTTTGACAGTGCCGAACTCCTGAGCAAGGGCCTTGATGTAATGCTGTTTGCTGGGACCGACGCGAAGCACCACAACGGCATTACCTCTGGTGCGCGTTGTCGAGCGTATTTTGATTGAGTCACGCATATGCGGGCCTTTCGCCGACTCGTCATAACCCGCATGCTCTTTCATATCCTGCTCAACCACCTGGAGAGCTGCCCGGCCAGCTTCACGTAACACCTTTGTTCCGGCTTTTTCACCCAAGGCAATCAGCTGGCGCTCAAGCTCATCAAGACCTGTAACTTCCATTCTCAGCATGCTCAGACCTCACTGAAGTAGATAATAAAATCTCTGGTCAGGCGGTACTGCACTGCGTTATTGGGCAGCGTGGATTTATCCTGTTGTAGCGAACCGCGCTCAACGTACTGAACCGGATAGCCGCCAATATCACCATGCCGGATACCCTTCCACATCTGCCAGAGTTGAGCATCAAGCGCCAGCAAGCCCGAGTAGTCAGAGACTTTCACAAAGGAAATCTGGAATCGTCCCGCCACCAAAGACGTTCTGACAAGACCACTTTCAATCTCGGGGTCAGAAATACGCTGATAAGTAATCCCTTGCTGCTCAGTATCAGGAATCAGAAGTGGATAGACGTCGAGTTCGGAAAGGGACTGAAGGGATTTATAGATGCCTGATTCAATCATGACGCACATCCCTTTCAGCTGTAATGACTGCACGATCCCGGCTGCTGCGGTCAACAGCCCTGATTGTGTAAATTTCATTGCCCCAGCTTATTTTCCAGTCCGTCTGCACATCGCCACGTGCGCGGATAGTGAACTGCCAGGTCTCGACAACTTGCTGCTGATCCATGCTGCGTATTTTGCGGTTAGAAATATTTTCAGCTTTAGCCCAGATAAAGGGAGAGCTGATAACAACTTCCCCCGGTAACACTTCACCCAGCGGCCCGCGCTCTGACTCAGTAAGCTGAACCTTTATGCGTTTATCAAGCTCGCCAGCTGCCAGGCCTTTCATAAGCCATATACCCTGTAAGGCTGAAGGAGCGCATCAACTGCCAGCGGTATTTCACTGATTTTTTGTTCGCTTACCGCTTCACGATTTGCATACCAGTGACCGACCAGAAGCAATATGACCAGCCGAATATCATCATCAAGCAGAAGACGATCCTCATCGGTATCAAACCCGGCATCGGCATTGGTTTCATAGAGATTTCGGCGTGTCCATTTCTCAATGTGCCGCTTTGCCGCGCCAATATAGATAGTCAGTATCGAATCTTCACTGGTATCGTCAGCATCAATGCGGCAGTGCTCCCTGACTGTTGAAATCTCAATCATCGCGGTTACCCAATCAGTTAACAAAAAGCGGCCCGGAGGCCGCTGGCATTGATTAGCTACCTGAGCCGCTCAGGCTTCCCCATACGAACGCTTCCGGACGATAGACCGCAAGCGCAACGCGTTCTTCACAGCGGATTGAGATCATGTTCTTCTCAAAGTCATCGGCGTTTTCGCTTGAGATAACTACGTTGGCATCCTCGCGATCAAACAACTGAGCACCGGAGTTAAACGCGCCAGTCAGGAATTTACCGAGGAACTGCGCGGCTTCAGTTGCCACCACCGGCAGGCCCCAGAGTGTTGGGGTAGTAAGCTGAGCAGGATTCGCCAGGATGTAGCGGCCCAGTTCATCTTTCGACAATTCAATACGTGCCCAGTCGGTAAAGTGCAGGACGTGGCCTGATGCTGGGAAACGCGCCAGTTGCGCCTGCAGCATTGCCAGTCGCAGCACATCAATACCGGTTTCTTTCTCCACGGCAAAAGCCGCATTGAATGCCGTAGCCTGCGGGATGATGCCTTTCAGATGGGCACCGGTACCGTCACCAAACAGGATTTCCTGCTCTTCAACGTACTTCAGGCCATAGCGCATTTCAGCATCAACCGTTGACTGCAGCTGTGCGAAATCATCCAGAATCTGCTTTGAGGCTTTGAACATGTGGGCAATCGTGCGCACAGGGGTGGTTTCTTCAGCAAATTGAATATCGCTGTAAGGCTTAGCGGTATTTTCCGGTACGACCGCTGCTTTATTGGTGAAGCCCGTTTGCTTCACGTAATAAATAGTGTTGGACTGAGTGCGGCCCGGCGCGATCAGATCACGAATGAACAGGCGCTGTTTCGGTGTCTGGTCGATACCCGGCAGTCGCTGTGGCGCCACGATCTGACCTGGAACATCGACGGTAGTAAGTGCGGCATTCACCGGTACGCTGATACGCTTGCCGCCTTCAAGGCTGGCGCGAATATCCTTCATCGCCTCAGCTGAAACGAACTGCTGACCCACGCTCTGAATAACATCTTTCGCTGCATTCAGAGGCATCTGAGCAACATGCTGCTCAAGGTTGCCAACGGATGCCTGAATGGTTTTCAGAGCTTCATTCAGGGCGTTGTGCTCAGTCGCAATTTTATCAACAGCGTTTTTGGTTTCAGTGGACAGCTTTCCTGAAGCCTCCGCCTCCTTAATGGCCTCCTCCGCCTTTTTACTGAAATCGGCAGAGACTTTTTCCACTTTGGCGGAAACATCTTTGAGCAGTTGGTTTACATCAGACATAGGGATTCCTTATTCGCCGAGCGAAGCCAGCGCATTTTTAAGATTCAGAAGTGTTTCAGGGTTAATTTCATCGGTAGCGCCCGGCTTACCGTTTTCTTCAGAGGCAGCGCCCGGCATGCCACCCAAAGCTTTGAGATGCTTACGGCGCTCAGAGCGGGGCATTCCGCCTTTAGCCAGGAAAGCATCAATTTTTCTCAGCGCCGCTGATGGGCTTTCATCGTCGCTGGTAATTTCATCTGCAGACAGGAGTGCGTCCGCAAGGCCCTTCTCAACGGATTCGCTGCCACCGATAAATGACTCTTTATCCATCAATGACTGCACTTCAGCGATATCAATACCTGATCGAGCCGCGTAGATATCCGCCATTGCCCTGTCAAAGGGCTCGAGATAGTCGGCGTATTCGCGGAAATCGTTCCGGTTACCTGCGGCCATGATCCAGGCGTTATGAATCATCAGGAACGCACCACGCCCGATCTGAATTTCATCACCGGCCATCGCAATTACTGACGCAGCAGAAGCAGCCAGCCCGAGAATTTTTACCGTCACCTTGCCGCTGTACTCACGAAGAAGGTTGTAGATCGCAACTCCCTCAAACATATCGCCGCCAGGGGAGTTGATATAAACAGTGACATCGTCCCCGTTCAGTGAACGAAGCACGCCAGCGATGCGGCTGGCGCTTACACCGTCACCCCACCAGTCCTCACCGATAACATCAAAAATGGTGATGCTGTTTTCACCGGCTGATGAGGCGGCGCGAATGCTGCCATCCCAGCGATCAATTGCGGCGGCGGGCAAATCACGTTTTCCAGATGCAAAAGGCCGCCCCTCCGGCGCTGCCGGAAGGTTTTTTAACTTCGTCATTGGTTCTCCTAAGCCGCGCGTTTTAGCGGTGACTGTTCCTGTGGAACGTCTGGGAAGAGGAAAGCGTGAAGCTTCATGATATTGCTGGCCTGAGCACCAATGTTATTGTTTTTCAGGTCTTCCAGCGGGGTCAGGTTAAGCTGGACCGTATAGATATCACCACCTTCGATAGGTGGCATATTCTCCAGTCGGCGCACATCGTTTCGTGACATCCAGCCATTCTGAAGTGCTGTTGTGTAATATGCAGAGCGGCCTACGCTGTCGGCGCGAAGCAGACCCTCTACCGAGAACTCAGCAAAATAATCTTCATCGCCATCGAGCAGGCAGCGTGCAATTTCCTGCTCGATATTGACCAGCAACGGTCGCAGCGTATTAGTCAGGAACTGAAGGTTCATACCCTCGACACTCGATGCCCAGCTGCTCTGTTTATCTGCATGACCGACCATGAACGGAGGAATGCGGAACCACCGGCAAATCTCTTCAATACTGAATGATCTGCTTTCAAGCATCTGCGCTGCTTCAGGGTTCATTGTGACGCCCTGATATGACATGTCGCCTTCAAGCACCATGACCTTTCCAGCATTTTTAGAGCCGACAAAGTCTGACAGGTTCTTTTTCAGCCTTGCCCGCTGCTCAGCGTTGATATCAGTTTTAGAACTGATAAAGCCGGAATTCTGAATGCCGTTTTCAAAAATTTTTGCAGCTGATTCTTCAACCGCCATTGCCGAGCCAATCACATCACGACCAATCATCATGGGCATCATGCCGCAAACGCCATCAAGCCCGAACCCACGGATGTGCATGATTTTATCGACAGGAATAACACGCTTACCGCGATTATCGGTATAGGTGTACTCCAGCTGCCCATTGTCTAAACGCTTCACCTTCATGTTCTGCGGCAACAGCGGATTAAGGCCGACAAGTTTTTTACCGATCATCATCTTTTCGATGAAAGCATTTCCGCGCAGACAGATACTCGCCACCAGCATCAGCATAAACCGGGATGGCGTCATTTCTGCATTTGGCTGCTTACACAGAACGCGATAAGCCGGATGCTGCTGCGCCAGCGTTCGTGACCCGTCTTTTTCTCGCTTATAGACCTTGAGGGGAAGCGTCGAAACAGACTCACTGAGAAGGCGCGCACACGCCCAGACTGCAGAAAGCATGATCGCTTTATCAACCGAGACTGTCTTTCCGCTGCTGCTTTTGCCGAACCATTCCTCCCAGAATGTGCCTGTAGTCAGGCTGATGGGCACACCAAGCCAGTTCAGGAGGGCGCTTTTGATTGCCCCCGGCTTCTTTTTAGATTTCATCAGACACCTATCATTATCGGATCATCGAAGAACGCGGTCAGGTCCTGCTTATCACCGCCGCCATTCACTATCAGCCGGCTCTTGGCGGTGAACAGCGCGACAGGTCCGTCAATTTTGTTTTCTGGTGTGGATTTATTGGGGAACACGTTGTCATTTTTGTCAGGTTTGACGGTGACGTTTGACATCATCCAGGTCATTACTGGGTTACCGTCATGATGAAACTTGCCCCCATAGATATCTGCCTGCACAGTCTTCATAGACTCAGATAGATTTTTTACCGTCTGCGCCACCTCAACCATTGGCAGCCCTTCTTCCGCCAGCGCTAAGCTGAACTGCGTTGCACTCCAGGGATCGAATGCAATTTCACGGAGATCCTCTCCTTTTACCCAGGCTTCAACTTCTGCCTTTATGTAGGCATGATCGATAACGTCGCCATCGGTTAACTCAAGATGTCCGGCATCAGACCATTTACGATAAAGCTCGGAAATATGGTTGGGTGCGGTTTCAAGTCGCCCTTCAGGTATCCAGAATTTATAGGCTGAGTAGGTATGACCCTCCGGGGAAAGCCATGTTTTTGCTGCTGCGCAGATATCAATCTTGTTGGCAAGGTCAATGCCAACCCATACAGGCCAGCTCTTCAGCTTGTCGCTTTCAGGAAGGCCCTCGCATTTTGCCCAGCGATCCATGTCCATCCAGGCGCTTTCTGCTGTAACCCAGATATTCAGGTGCTTTGTGAAAAAGTTTGGGCGTGCTGCGACCTGCTCTTTTGCCTTTTTTGCAAGGCGGCGCATATCGTCCCAGCGCTTGCAGACACCGAGACCGGGGTTTGCTTTCGGCCAGTTTGCCTCATCAAAAGGATCGTCACCCTCATCTAACGTATAGATAAGAGCAAAATAGGTATCGTCCTCCACTACGCCACGCAAAACTTTTATGGCGTAATCACGCTGTTCATAACAAATGCCGTCTTTGTTGGTGCCAGCGGTGGTTATCGCAAACAGCAGTGACTGGAGGCGCGCCCCTGTCGCGGTTTCAAGCACATCCCACACATCACGGGTCCGGTGTGCATGCAGCTCATCAACAATCCCGCAGTGAATATTCAGGCCGTCAAGGTTATTAGCATCGCTGGAAAGCGGCTCAAACTTAGACGCTGAACGCTCCTGGTGAATATTGAGTTTCACATGACCAAAGAGACGACCCAGCGTGCGGGGCGCTTTCTTGATCATGTTTTTCGCATCATCAAACACAATACGTGCCTGATCGCGGGTAGTGGCCGCTGAGTAAACTTCGGCCCCTCCCTCGCCATCAGCACCCGTCATATAGAGACCGATGCCGGATGAAAGCGTGGATTTAGCGTTTTTTCGCGCGACCTCGTCATAAGCGGTACGGAAGCGGCGCACCATTACGATGTCGCCATCTTCATCAAGCACCGTTCTGCCGGTCATCTCATCAATCAGAGGCACGACGAAGCCAAAAATATTGATAAGTATGAAGACATGCCAGGGCATCAACTCGATCGGCTTTCCGGCCAGTGCGCCTTTGACATGCGGAACAAAATTATAGAAATCGAGAATGTGCTGGGCGCGGTCCTCATTGAAGTAGATACCGCGTTCCGGCCCATGCTCTAAATCATTGAGGAAGCGCTGGCACGCCAAACGCACCAGTTCGCCAGCAACGATCTCGCCAGACAGCACGCGCTCTGCGTACTGAATACCAGCCTGAACAGTTGCCATTCATCATTTGCGCTTTTTGAGAAATTCATCCAGAGGGTCGACTTCAGCAGCACCTTTGGCACCAACCTTCGTGCGGCTGGCAGGCGTCATGCCAAATTCACCGAGCATTGCCCGAATACGTTTCCACGCATCAGCTTTCATCACTGCTGCGGGGTGAGGCTTGATCATCCTGATCTCTCTTTCCTTGCCTTCATCCGGCTCTTCTTCGCTGAATACAGCGTAGGTGTACCCTTCCCGGTCCAGCGTGTCACAGTGATGACGGTACTCGGTGTAAGCTTCAACGAGCAACTCAAGCGCTCGCGCATCAAGTTGCGTAATAACCCCAATCGCGTCCAGCTCATCGGCGATGCGTTTAAACCAGTACTTCCCCTGTTTATCGAAATGCTTGGGAATTGGGGGTACCCCTGAAGGGGGTTTTGGCTCATTTTTATTTAATGCGCGTTTAGATGGGTTCCCCTTCACCAAAGCCAGATGTGTCGGGGTTTTCGGTGGTCCTGGCATAATCGAAAACTCCTATTAATGCTTGGCGGGGTAACCCCAAAAAAAAGTTTTCTAACCTGCGGCGGTGTGAAAAAGGCTTAGGCGGCGGTCCT